TGCATGATCCCGCCGCCAGCTATCGCGCGCTGGACGTGGTGGCGGCGCACAATTCCGAATGGCGGGCGGTGCGCGACAACCCTGGCGAGTTGCCAGGGCCCGGATGGGTGCTCGGCGCCAAGGGCATTAAGGGCAAGCCGGGCGATAAAGGCGACAAAGGCGACCGCGGCAAGGACGGCCCGCCCGGTCGCGGCATCGACAGTTTCGACCTCGTCGATTGGTCGCTGGTCGTCCTCATGAGCGACGGCACCGAGGGCGTCGTGAACTTGCGCCCGCTGTTCGAGCGCTATCACGAGGAACGGCGCGCATGAGCAAGACCATCGATGCGGTCGACATCGCGGTGCTGCCGACGGGTCTGCTCACCGACGCCAAGGCGCACATGCGGATCGACTTCACGGATGATGACCTCTACGTCAAACAGGTCGTCGGCCGCGCCATCGATTACTTTCAGCGCGTCACCGAGGTAGCGGTGAACCCGACGACGATCAGTTGGTTTCCGGTCTCGCGAGACTTCCATTGCGGCGAAGCGGTGGTTCCGGTCACGCCGGTCACTAGCATGGCGGTCAAGGATGCAGACGGCAATGACATCAGCACCGCCTTCACGCTGACGACGAACACGCTGTTCGGCGCGCCGTCCTACAAGGTCGCGGGCGCATGGCAGGCGGGTATCAAGTTCACGTTCGAGAGCGGCTACGCCGACGCCACTAAGGTGCCGCCCGGGATCGTCGATTGCGTCTTTACGTTCGCGACGCACCTCTACGAGCATCGCGAAATCTATGTCCACGCCGGCCCCGGCGGCGAGTCGATCCCGGCCTGGATCATGGACAATTTCTCGACCTGGTGGGTGCCGCGCGTTTAAGCCATGCCCAAACAGCACACGACCATATCTCCCGGCGATATGCGCGAGCGCGTCGCGTTCGAGCGGCGGCAGACGGCAGACGACGGCTTCGGCAACGTGGTGACGAGCGACTGGACCGAGCTTCACCGCTGCGCCGCCCGCATCATGCCGTTGATGGGCGGCGAGCAGGTCATGCAGCGGCGGCTGACCGGCACGCAGCCGGTGGTCGTCACGGTGCGGTGCGCGGCGGCGATCGCCGCCCTCACCACCGACGACCGCATCAGGGATGTGCGCAAAGACAAAATCTACAACGTGCGCTCGATCGCCAATTTCGACGAGCAACGGCAGTTCTTCGACATCATGGCCGAGGCCGGGGTCGCGACCTGATCATGCCGAGCAACGTCAGCCTTGAGCGCTTCCGCAAGCTCACCGCCGAGATGAAACAGCAGGTCTTTGACGACGCGGCGGCCGAGCTCGACAAGCAGGCCGATCTGCTGGCGCAGTTGATGACATCGGTGGCACCGCGCGGCGAGACCGGCGATCTCGAACACTCGATCCGCGTGATCGACGGCAAGTCGCCGCTGGTCAAGCGCATCGTTGCGGGCGGGCAGTTGACCATCCGCAAGTCGGTGTCATCGAAGCCGTACGACTACGCCCGCGGCGACGAGTTCGGCACCGTCAACATGAAGGCGCGGCCGTTTTTCTTTCCGAGCTACCGGCTGCGCAAGAAAAAGATCGTCGCCGCCATGAAAAGCAAGCTCACCCGCACTATCAAAAAGTATTCGGCCGAGTAATGAGCGAGCCAAGTCTGGCGTTGCAGGGGGCACTGGTGACGGTGCTCAAAGCAGACGCAGCGACCAATGCGCTGGTCGCCGGGCGCATCTACGATCGCGTGCCCAACAACGCGGTCTTTCCGTATGTGCGCGTGGGCGACGATCAGGTCACGCCGCAACACGCGGAATGCCTATACGGCTCGACTGAGGTGTTCGCCAATTGTCACGTGTTCTCGCAGGCAGTCGGCAAAGTCGAGGCGAAGAAAATTTCCGGCGCGATCGTCACGGCGATCAATACCAAAGACCTGCCGCTAGCACCCGATTATGCGCTCGTGCTGGTCGAGCACGACTTGACCCTGCACCTCGACGAACCCGACGGGCTGACGTCGCACAGCGTCGTCACCTTCCACGCTCTCATAGACGAGGCATGACACACCATGGCAAAACCTATCACCCTGCCGTTTAGTAAGATGCTCATCCTCGTCGGCGACGGGGCGACGCCCGAGGTGTTCGCCGCACCGTGTGGGCTGACGAGCAAAGGGTTCGACACCGCGGCGTCATCGAACGAGGTCGCGGTGCCCGATTGCGACGACCCCGATGCGCCGGCCTGGATCGAGCGCGTCGTCAAATCGCTCAGCTCGAAAGTCACCGGCTCGGGCGTGCTCGCCGCGGAATCGTTCGATGTCTGGCGCGACTGGTCGCTGTCGGGCTTGGCCAAGAACGTGCGCGTCGAGCTGCAGCCGCCGACCGGCTCGACCGGGTTGGCCCTCGGCTATTACGCGGGCTCGTTCATTCTTTCGGCGTTCTCGCTCAAGGCCGCGCTCGGCGACAAGGTCACGGTCGATGTCACCATGGACAGCGACGGGCAAGTGACCTGGGTGCCAGTCCCATGAGCAGCGGCGACGGTTCCATCATGCTCGATTGGGGCGGCGAAACGCGCCGCTTCCGGCTCAAGATCGGTCAGTTCCGCGAACTGCAAGAAGCGATCAACCGTCCGCGATGTGCGCTCGGCGCGCAGCCGATCGGCCCAAATACCTTTTACCACCTGTTGGCGAGCGGCGATGCGTGGCCGCACGAGGTGCGCGAGGTGATCCGGCTCGGCCTCATCGGCGGCGGCCTGCCGCTGGCGCAGGTGCCGGGTTTGATGCGCCGCTATTTCGACGAGCAGCCCTTGCCCGAGTCGGCGCTGATCGCGCCCGGCATCTTCGCCGCCGGCTATGCCGGGCCGCCCGAGGATCAAGCCGGAAAAAAAGCGGACGCGGAGACGACGACGAGCCGATCGCCTTCTCCGCCATCTATGGCACCGGCTGCGCCATCGGATTCACTCCAAGAGAGGTCGATCAATTGAGCTTCTGGGAATTTGCCGCCTGCGTTGACGGCTTCAATCGCGCCAACGGCGGCGACGACCTCCCCCAACCCATGAGCGCGCAAGAATTTGACGTGATGGTTCTCAACTCCCGCGCAATGACGGCGCATTGATATGGCCGGCAACGATACCGCAGCCCTCGTCGTCGCGCTCTCTGCGCAGGTGTCCAAGTTTCAAAAGGACATGGACCAGGCCAATCAGATCGCCGACAAGTCGATCAAGCAGATGGAGGATCGTTTCGCCGCCAGCGGCAAGGTCATCAGCGACAAACTGACGGGATTCGCCAGCAACGCGACCTCGCAACTCGGCGTGCTCGGGGTCGCAATATCGGCCCTGGGGCCGATCGGAATCGGCGTCACCGCGACTTTGGGTTCGATGGTCCTGCTGTTCGATTTTCTGGCCGGCAAGGTCGCGGTCTTCGCCGAAAAGATGAAAGAACTGCAGGAGGCGTCTGACGTCACCGGACTCACGTTGGCGCAATTGCAAGCGCTCGGCCGCGCCGGCAAGCAAGCCGGGCTCGATTTCGACGAGACGGTGCGGGCCATCGAGCGTCTATCGACGCGATTCGAGCAACTGCGGACGAAGGGCACGGGCGAGCTGTTCGACGAGCTCTTGCGCATCGACCGGGGGCTATTGCTGCAGGTCGCGTCGGCAAAAGACCTCGCAAGCGCGCTCGACATTCTCAGCAAAGCGTTTGCAAATCTTGACGATCAGCAAAGGGTATTGCTTGCGCGCGCGCTCGGCGGCGAGCGTGGATTTGCCGGCGTAATCCGTCTTTTCCAACAACTCGGCCAGGCCGGCGGACTGCAAGCTCTTCAGGCGCAGTTGCAAGCCGCGGGCAAAACGATCGACGAAACGATGGCGCCGCGCTTGCGGCAGCTTCTGCTCGACATTGAGGACATCAAGCGCGCGACTGATAAAATGTGGGCCCAGGCTGTTTCAATCGAAGTTCTCGAAGCCCAGAAAAGCATGGCGGAAAGCTGGCAGACGATTGTCGGATGGATCACCAGAGGTCTTTCGGCCCTATTGGCTTTTCAACACGCCGCGACTGGCCAGCCGGCCAGTGGCGCAGAAAAGCCGGCGACCTTCGCAGAGCGCTTCACTGGCCAGCCGCGGACGAGCCTGACGGTGGCCGCGCCGGCGGGGCCGGCCGGCCCCGACCTCGCGGCACAGTTGGAATTGCAGCGCCGGCTCGTGGCGGGCCTTGGCGACGCGGCCACACCGGCCGAACAATTGAAGCTCAAGATCCTCGAATTGCAAAAGGCGATGGCTGACGGCGCGATCGGTCAGGGCGAATATACCCGCGCGCTGAACGCCTTCAGGCTCGCCCAAAGCGGCGCCGCGGTCGTCGCCCGTGAGGCGCTCGGCATCGCGGCGCAGATCGAGATCGAGACACAAAAGCTCGCCGAGGT